GCCGTATTGCCTTTAATGCTCATGCATCTCGACACCGGCCCAGATAGATTGGCGCCAATCGATCACATGATGCGCGATAAGTCAGCTGCCAGTGCTCCGCGATCGGCCCCTGGCCAAAGCCGGTGATGATCTCGACACCGCACTCCACGCACTCGAACAGATCAACCTACCAAAGCTTATATGCCTCGCCGTCTTCCGTCAGTTCCTCGACGGTGACGCTGTTTTTCTTCACGTACATGAATCGGCCACAGCCGCAGAGCACATTCGAACTCGTGGGCATCGCTCAGTGCCTCTTGGTGTCGCTGTCGTCATCGAACATCGGCGCGGGGCGCGTCGCCGCTGGCTCCTCGTCGAGCTCGTGCTCGTGCTCGTCGTCGGGGAACAGCCCGGGCTCAGCGGCTTCCGTCGTCACGAACCGCTGCCCGAGCAACCAGTCCTGCAGATACTCGAGCTCGAGCTTGCCAACCGGCCCGAAGCTCGTCTTCCACACAAACACGAACCCGTTGATGTCCTTCTGCGTGCGCGCGTAAGTCGCGACGATCTTCGCCTGGTCGAAACAGATCGAGGGTTTCTTCGTGTCCGGGGCTGCGAACACGATGAGCTGTTGCCGCGGCACGCCGAGGCGGAAGTCGACGCGCTTGAGGTGTGCGTGCGGATCCGGGTGGTTGAGCTTGAACAGCGTCGTGCGCACACCGTTCTCGATCGCGCGGGCTAGATCGTGCGAAAACGGGGCCACGCGCAACGTCAACGTCACGATCTTCACCTCGTCGCCGCTGCGCGTCTCGATCCCGTGGCTGATCTGATCGAGAAACATCCCAACTTTGTTCACTTCGAAGAGTCGCATGCATCCTCCTTCTGCCGATCGTGCGCGAGCTCGTCGGCGTGTTCGGCCTCAGTGTGCTCAATACACAGCCGCCGCAGAAACGTGCCCACCTCGACGACGTCGTCGCCGGTTGCCTTGACCTTCCAGTCGCAGAACTGACAGCGCGCCGTCGCTCTCACCGTGCGCATGTCAGATCGGTCGTTTCTGATCGACAACGGTTGTCGGTCCGATCAGGCTCGCCATCTCGGCGGCCATTGACTCCTCGGTGCTGCCGGCGAAAATCACGATCGTGAGGTCCGCGGGCATGGCCATGCCATGCGAGACGCGTGAGAGACGAATCGGTTGGTGGTCGGCCAGCCGTGCGCGGTTGGCATCGGACAGGCCGAGGACTAAGAGCCGGCGTCCGTTGTCGTCTGTGCTGGAAGCAATAAACATTTACGCCATCACTCCTTCCGGTCGGGTGAGCGCCTCGCGAATCGTCTTCAACGCCTCGCCGCTTTTGATCTGCACGTGCGTGAAGCGGAGCACGCGCCAGCCGAGCAGCACCGCGGCGTTGTATTTCTCGGTGTCGGCCGCGAAGCCGACGCCGCGCGTGTGCCGCCCGCCCGCAAATGTCGCCCCTTCCACCTCGGCCGCAAGGGTCTGCGGCAGCCAGGCGAAGTCGAAGCGCCACTTCCGCACTGGATGAAAGCGATACTCGCGCACCGGCGTCGGCAGCGGCGCCGCCGCGAGCTGGCGGGCGAGCAGGTCCTCCCACCGGGAGCGCGTCTTCGGGCGAAGTGCGGGCAGGTACTTCATGCGGCGTCGTCGTCAAAGGGCAGCTTGTCGATCCGCCCGCCCTGGCGCAGATCGGACTGCCGCAGGAGTCGGGGATCCTGGTTGATAAATTTCAAGGGCGTGAAGCCGCCGCTAGGGGCCACGGCAGCCAGCGAGGCCGGAGCCACCGACAGTCGGGCCAAGCGATCCGCACAGTTCTGACAGAGCGAGCCGTGCACGTAGCCGGACGTGCCGCCGCAGTAGCCGCAGCCAGGCGGATCAAACCAGCGCGGCGTTCGAGCCGCGTAGCCGAGCAGCGTCGCGACGAGCGCGAGTCGGACTTCCGGGTTCATCGCTGCTTCACCCTTCGCACAATGTCGGCCAACAATTCCCACCCATCGTGACGTCCCCCTTCCGGTTCGACGAGCCACGGGTGCAGATGGTGATGGCACCGAAAACAGAGCGGGACGCGGTTGCGCGGGTGATTGCTGCCACCGTGCTGAATTTCGATGATGTGGTGGACGTAGATGCGACGGTCCGCATTCAAGCAACTGAAGCACGCGTACCCGAACTTGGCGACACCGGTTTCGTGTGCACGCCGAATCGCCGCTTGGTCCCAGTCTGGTGGTCGCGCAATGTGGACGTGCGTCATGTGCTGAAGGAGGTCCAGTCGGTCGCCGCCTTCGTACACCTGTCGCCAGAATTCCGCAAGGATGCTCCATTCGTCGGTAAAGACCGTGACCGTCGTGATGGTCTTCACCATTTGATTTCCACGAGCGCAGGAAAATCGTGCGCGTCCGTCGTCGTGACTGTTGCGCGTTCGCGTTGATAGCGGCCCATTAGGTCGTTGTAGAGGTGAGTCGCTTCCACACGCGAGAGTGGGCGGCCTGTGGGTCCTGGTGGCGGTGTTGGTCGACGCTGAACTGGTGGCAGCGCCCCTGTCAGCACTCGGTTTGAGGCGATGACTTTCATCGCGTGCGTCACTTCGTCGGTCGACCACCTGATACGGAGCCGGGCACACCGCACTTTGGTCGCGTCGCTCAGGTCGGCGAGCGTGTCGAAGACTTCCGTCTGGAGTAGCTCGCGCATCAGCTTCGCGATGAGGCGGCTGTGATTCTCCGGGGGCACTTCGTTATTTCTCCCCGTCTTTGCGTCTTGCTGGGTCTTCCCAGCAGGTTCTAATTCTGTGAAGTACGACGATCCTTCCCTCTGAAATTCCGGGACCGGGCGCGGGGTAGGGGAAGGACGGGACGGGTACGGGACGGGATCGCGCGCGCGCGTGCGTAAAATTCCCGTCGGAGGCGCGTGGGATTCCAAGCGGAGTCGTCGCGGATTCCGCAGTCATGATTTCTTGGCTGCCTTCCGTTTCCGATCCTCTTCACGCTTCTGTTTCACCGCCTCGGCGCTCGGGTTGTGATCGTGAAAGTCGTGGACGATGTAGCCGGTGCCGTTCTTCTCCCAGAGGCCCGCGCTCACCAGGGCGTCGGCGACGCGCATCGGGTGGTCGGCGTGGCGCCAGCGCTTCACTACCGTCACTGGTAGATGCCCGTCGGTCAGGTGCTTATTCGCCCACATCAGGCCGAGTAAGTACACGCCGAGCGCAATCGCGGGTCCGTTGCGGCCAATGAGATCGCCCGCCGCGAACACCTTCGCATGATCAATGAGTGCGTCATCTACCTTCGACCACATGTGTCTCGTCCCTTAGTTCGTCGCCAGTGCCGTGAGCGCCCGGTCGCCGCACAGGCCGCACACCGGGTCGTAGGTCAGCGCCATGAGTGCGCGTTCGAGCAGATTGGGTTGGGTGCCGTCGGTCGCGTCGTTGCGTTGAAAGTAGCGGTCGGTGCCGTGGATCAGGATCACGCCGCACTCGACGCAGCGGTGATCGTGGAGCGGCCGGTCGCGGTACGCCTGTTTGATCGGGCCGTCCTCGAACGGCAGGACCTCGAGGTACCGGCGGCCCTGCGCATCGCGGCGCGTCATCGGTCCCTCATGTCGCGGAGAAATGCGGCGTAGTCGGGCGTGTGTCTGTCGAGCGTGACGGTGCCGAGGCGTGGGATCAGCCGGGACAACTTCCAGCGCCAGAGCCACGTGCGGAGCGTGCGCATGATCATTGGAGTCCTCCGTCAGGGCGTCCACTGAATGTCATCGGCCGTCAGCGGCGCGGGTTTCTTCACGCGCGCGGCCGGAAACTTCTTGAGTCGTGCGGCGTACGCGCGTCGCAGCGTGTCGAGACCTTGCGGCGACAAGTTGGTCGCGGCGGCGAGTCGCGTGCCGACCGCGAGCAGCTCGTCGCGGGACGTCGCGCTGACGATCAACCCGGCCCAGTCGAGCGCCCCGCCAGGTATTTCTGATATCACCCCGCCGCGCGCCCACGCCGCCAGCCGTGCGCCACTCGCTTCGGTGATCGCCTGGTCGAGCGGGAAGAGGTCCTTGTGCTGCTGTTGCAGTTTGATCGGCAGCGGCACGCCAGGCCGATCAGCCATAAGCAGAAAGGACGCCGTCAGCTCATACGGCAGATTCTTTTCGCAGATCGGGATCCAGCCGTGCAGCCCCGTCAGGGACTTCTTCTCGACGATCTCCATGCGGCCGTCGGCGCCGCGCTGCATCTCCACTTTGGGTTCTGCACGAAAACAGAGGATCAGGTGCGCACGCACTTGCAGCAGCTTCTGCACCATCTGCTTGTGCTGCATCTTCGGCGTGATCCACGCGGCCATCTTGCAGCTCTCGCGCTTCTTCCAGTCGGTGCCGGCCATGCGCTGGAGCTCGTCCTCGTGCCAGTCGAGGATGCCGCCTTCGCCGGCCCACTCGTGCGACATCGAGTCGACGACGATCACGGGGAAGTGCGCATCGTCGGCGGCTTTGATCGCGTCGGCGTACGCGCTCGGGCGGAAGGGCGGCTTCAGATCGCCGTGTTTGAAGTGAAACGCATCGGCATAGTGCTTCGCGCGGCCGGCTTCGGTGTCGATGACGGCGAAGGGTGTGTCACCAGCGATCCCCTTCGCCAGGCGCATCGCGGTGTATGTCTTGCCGGATCCGCTCGCGCCCGACAGGCCGATGAGCAGGCTGACGTTCTCGCGCACGGCGTCGCGGAATTCGAATGTCACTTCGCGCCTTCGGCGACAGCGGGCACGCGACGAATGCGCGGCGCGGCTTTCTTCTCGTTAGCGGCGCGCAGCTTCGCGATCGCTAACTCGATGACTTTCTTCTCGGCTTCGAGCGCGTCGATGGCTTTGTCGATGGCGGTTTTTCTCATCGGGTCACTTTCTGAATCGCCGGGTGCAGGCGGTCGAGCTCGCGGGTGAGTTTGACGATCTGTCCGTCGCGATTCGCCACGAGCGCCACGAGATCGCGCAGTCGCTGTTGCAGCATCTCAATGTCATCGAGCGACGCGTCGGCGAGCCGAATCGGCAGCGCGTCGGCGACGTCGAGGTGGCTCTGCAGGTACGCCGGAATCTCCACGCTCATCGCAGGTTCCTTTCTGCGCGCCGCATCCCGCGCCAGCGCGCGATTGATCCGATCGTCCTTGAACTGCATGCGCCGCTGGATTGTGCGCATGTCGACAAACCGGCGAGTCACCGCGTCTCCTGCTCGTCAGGCTCGGCGGGTCGGACGTCGAAGCGCCAGCCTTTGCAGTTCACATCGCCGCAGCGGCACGGCACGATCGGCGCGTCGGGATCGGTCAGCGCGCGACCCGTGCGCCGAATCCACACCTCGAATTCCTCTCGCGTCATCGCGCCCGTCATCGGAGCTCCTTCTCGAGCCATTGCGCTTCCTGCCACGGCGGCAGCATCGCGTGGCAGGTGCGCCGCGGATACCCGATCCACTCGCCCTTCGTGAGGCACGTCGCCCAGACCTCGAGCGCGTAGAGACATTTCTTTTCGGCGAGCGTCAGCGCGCCAGGGCCGAGCGTGATGACGGAGAGTTGGAACGGGGCCGCGGTCTCCTGGACGCAGAAGCGGAACGTCGCGTCATACCCGGTCAGGGCTTTCAGCCCGCGCAGGTAGAACGCGCACTGAATGTCGAAGCCACAGCCGAAGAGCGTGCGAGTCCAGTCGTCCGGGTTCGCGCTCGCGGCGGTGCTCTTGAAATCGTCAATGGCATCCGGGCGCAGCCAGTCGAGCCGCGCGCGACACCAGATCCCACCGAAGTCTTCCTCTTGCCAGATCAGCGTCTGCTCGGGCTTGCCATTCGTGAACATGTCGGCACCGCCGTCGCGGTGCTGCGCGAGCTGCGCGCGCGTCGCGGCGACCATCGCCTCGACGTCGGTCCAGACCTTCCTTAGCAAAGGAGTCTTGCCGGCGGCGCGGGCCTGGTCGCGGGCGAGCTGCGCGGCCTTCGTGCGGTAGTCGGGAAAGTCGAGCACCTCGACGCCGGCGTGACCTTCGAGCAGAAGCCGATGCGCGGCGGTGCCGATGTCGAACTTCTCCGCGTCCTCCTCGACGGCCGCCGGGTTGAGCCGCGGATGCGCGTGGCGGGCGTGCGCGGGCGAGGCCTGGCAGATCAGCTTCGCGATCGAGCTCGACAGCGAGGGCTCTGGGGCCGGGTCGGCGTGATAGACGGCGGCCGGTACGTCGTGGATGCCCGACCCGAGCAGGGTGGTGAGGACGTCCGCCATCCTAGGCTCCCTGGACGCGTTCGAGCAGCACGACAACCAGTGACGTCCAACCGACAGGGCGAAGAGCCTTCTGGGCAATTCGTGCCGCCCGCGCCACACATGTGGCCCCGCTGGAGCCGGCAACGGTGCCTCTGTGGGTGATCGGCGGCCGGGTGTCGAATTCGAAAGTCACTGCGTAGTTGACCGTCATGGGTATTCGCCCTACTTTCCGGCGCGGCGCAGCTCGAGGGCGGTGGTGCCGCGCAGCCAGGCGTCGAGTTCGCGTTTGTCGAAACGGAGCCGTCCGCCGCACCGCAAGGTCGGCAGGCCGTGCTCCTTGATCAGGTGATGCAATTGCTGTTGGTACTTCAGCCGCAAGTAGGCCATCGCTTCCTTCGAGTCGAAGTAGGGTGACTCCACGACGGCGCGGGACGACGTCGGCGGCGGGGCGACGAGTGCAAAGGCCCGTTTTGTCACAGCGTCACCTCGGGCGGCGTTGTAGGACGACGACGGGGGCGCGCCTGGCGCCGGGCCACCGCGGATTTCAGGAACCGCTGCACGCGCCCGCGGGTCTTGTCGTGCGGTTTGACGTCTGGGTTCGTCAGCAGGTGATGGAGCGTCCGGTAGGGGATAGGGACGTGGGCGCGCCGCATGGCCTGGCTGAGTTGTTCCCACGTCCATTCCCGGCGCAACCGGAGGCGGTTCAGGGCTTCGAGTTCAGGGAGCATAATGGGGCCCTTCCGAGGTATTAGCAAACATTGCAAATACAATATTTGCGCTTTTGGCAAAGATTACGGTCGGAAGCCGTACAGTGTCAAGGTGGACTTTTGTTGTGCAGAAAAGCGCTAGGGGCTCTTGAACATATCGCAATTCTTGACTACACTGCGAGTGGATGTCTTGCAATAATTGCAAGTGGGGGGATACGATGCTAAGCGCTAAAGCATATGGTTGTGCGTGCGGACCTCCCTCCGCTGCTCGAGGCGATCATCCGCGAGTCGGCGTTAACGAAGAAGGCATTTGCCGACGAAGTCGGGTTGACGAGTTCGGCCATCAGTCGGTATTTGCGTGGCGATCCACGGCACGTGATGCCGATCGACGCGTGTCTGCGCGTGGCGAAGCGCACGGGCTACTCCCCCGCGAAACTCTTGCGGGCGGCCGGACATGGCGACGTCGTGGATCTCATCGAGGACTTGTTCGGCGTGGCAGCGGAACGCCGGGCGCATTTCGTGGAAGGCCGTCGCCTGACCGCCGCCGACGAACGAATATTGGCGCAGTACCGGGCCATTCCCCCGAAATTGCAGCGTATCGTGCAGGGCACATTAGAGCATTTCTCGCAAAAGGACGCCGTGCGTCGCCAGCATCCCCCGGCACTCCCACCCAAAAAAGTCGCGAATCACTAACCGTCGTCGGCGTTCAGTCGGCCAACCACGCGTCCTTCCCGCGAGGGTCCTCCGATGTCGCGTCTGCGCACATTTACCGTCGATCCCGTCGTTCGGTCGTCGTCGAAATTGCTCGCACGCGCCGTCGCCCGCGTCACGGCGCGGATGACTGTGCTCGGACAGGCGCTCGATGGGGTGGCGGATGCGACCTCGGACGTCGTCGATGTGCACGCGACGCGCCACATTCAGGACGAGTACCACGCGTGCTGCCGTGCACTCGACGAGTTGAAATTCGTGTTGGACTCGTGTGGACCGCCCATCGAGTGGGATCGGATGCCGCCGCACATGGCGAGCCTCGTGAAGGAACTGATCGGGGTTCTAGTCGCACCGCCACGGCCGGCCAAGGCGCGGCTCAAGGCCCGGATCATAAAGGGCACGTTTCTGCTCGTGGCGATGCTCGCGGACGGTCTGTGATGGCCAAGAAGCCAACGGACGTTCACGGCGGGCAGTACTACGGCCGCACGTGGGCGGGCCAGCTCGTGCCGCTCGGGGACGTGCCAGTGCCCCCCGACAGCATCATCTGTCGGCGCGTGGCGGACTTTCCGCTCGGCGTCCCGCCGGCCGGTGCACACATCGACCCGTGTACGAAGTGCGGCGCGTGGGTCGCGTCGAACCCGCACGGCCCGTTTCGTGACCGCCCGCGCGTCTGTATGCAGTGTGAACAGATTCAGCCATTGCCGATTGAAGGAGGCGAATGATGCCGGAATCGGTGTTGATGGCGATCACGCTCGAAGAGGACGCCAGAGGGTACTGGCGAGCGTTCGTCCGTGCGCCCGGGCTCGAGCGCCACCCGGTGACCGCCAGTTGGCAGACCCGCGAGCAGGCGTTCATGGAGCTCGTCGAGCGGTTGACGACGCCGCCACCCCGGTCCTTTGTCGATGCGCGGGCGAAGCCATGACGATAGCGTTCACCCAAGCCGATGTGGACGCGGCGGTCGCGTTGCACGAGGAGTTGCATACGTGGCTCAAGCAGTGGCTCAAGGTGGCGCACCCCGACACGAATACGCACGTCGTCATCACGGCGCTGTCGTACGAGATTGGGCTCATGGTCGGGATTGGCACGCTCGAGCGGCCAGAGCGGGACATTGAAGAGGTCGTGACCGCCGTGGCGAGCGTGCTCCGTGAGCACATTCTCGCGGTGCGCCGGGGGTTGGTGCAGTGACGACAGAGAGGGAGATGCACGTCGAGGGCACGTGGGCGACACGCATCGTGATGGTGGATGGAAAGCGACTCTACCCGTATCGCTCACAGCGCGTCTGGAACCATTCACCGGACTGGTTCAGCTGGGGGTATGGCGGGAGTGGTCCGGCACAGTTGTCGCTCGCGCTCCTACTTGCCGCTGGCCTGAAGGACGAGCGGGCTGTTCGCCTGCATCAGCCGTTCAAGTGGACGTTCATCGCGCCGCTGCCACAGGCGAACTTCGTGATCGAGATCGACCTCCCTGCGTGGGTGCAACAGCAGGAGGAGACGACGACGTGAGTCTGTGGGACCAGCTCTCTGACCAGGCGCGTGAGGCGCTCGTCGTCCACATTGTGGGCGAGTTGCCGCGGTCCCGAGTGCCCGAGCATTTGCGCGAGGGTCTTGTCCGATATTTCGCCGACGGCATCCTGCCCGGGAGTTTCCTGCAAGCCGTGCTCGTGAACGATCTCATGAGTGCCGTAATGCGGGCCGATCCCTTTTCACTCGTCAGCGTCGGGCACATCGCGGCGTTCCTGGTCGATCATGCGCCCGCTGGCGCGTGGGGCTCGCGGGAAGCCGTGCTCGCGTGGACGACGACGCCGTCGCGGTTGGAGGTGTAGATGACTGACGAAAGGTATCAAGTCCGCAATCCCGAGATCGAACGGGCGCTACGCACACTCGCCGCGTTGATCGATGAGCGAACGCCAGAGGGTTGGGGGTGGGGTCTATTCTTGGTGCCCTTTGGCGAGAATGCACCAGAGCCGATAGGCAAAGGTGCGGTGTTCTGGATTTCCAACAGTGACCGCGCCGGGATGCTCGATGCTGTCAAGGGTTGGATCGAGGACAACGAGCGCCGCCGCGCATGACTGCGTCGATCACATGCCCACATTGCGGGTGGACCTCCACAAACACGCACGACATCATCGAGCGGTACTGCGGACACTGCCACGTCTTCCTCGATGACGAGCAAATCCTCGTCGGGTGCATGGCCGTGGAACTCGAACGCAAAGCGCCGACGCCAATGGAGTTGGTCTGTCAGCCCGTCACGGTCTTTCAGTTGACGGGGCTGCTCCAGTTGGCGCTCCGGCACCCGGGCGTGACGCCGGAGTTGCGCGAGACCGGGACGCGCTTTCTCGCCGCGGTGCGCGAGTACTTCGCGGACTGCCCGGCGGTGCTCGACGTCGTCCGGCGTGGCGACGATCCGGCCGAGGACAAATGACGAGATGCGGGCAGCGATTGACAAGCTACACGGGGGGGGGGCGAAATGACGATGAGATTTCGGCTGGATCGAGATGTCGTCCAATGCCTCGATCACGAGGCCATGAAGTGCGATTCCGTCTATCAAGGGTGGTCGTATCAGGGTGACTTACGGATCGTCGTCTATTTGGACGACGCCAATCTTGATCAGATTTACGCCGCGCTGGAGATGCATGATGCGGCGAACGCCGTCACGATTGAAACACGGCTATCCCACCTGCTGCACGAGGCCGCGATCTTTAACGGATCGACGACGGAGATCCGGGCGGCCTTGCAATCCGCCCTCGCCGCGCTGGATCGCCTTGACGCTGCGTGGCCCGAATCGCAAAAGGGAAACAAACACACGGGCCAATTCAAAGACGAAGGGAACTGACTGACGTGGGGCTACTCAACCGCGAACACGAAGGGCGCCAGCATTGGTATCTCTACCTCGAGCCGATCGGCAAGAAGGAGAAGACCGACATCCTGTACGGCAAGACCCGGCAGGAGCGCAAGGCACAGAAGGAGAAGGCGCGCCAGCACTACCTGGTCCGTCTGAACGAGCTCGGCGACCAGAAGCGCGGGCTCGGCACGCCGAAAGCGAAGCCGGCGATCGCCATCACCACCTTCGCGCAGTGGTTCTGCGACAACGTCGTCGTGCATCACGGGGGCGCCGAGCGCGAGCGCGACATTCTCAAACACATCCTGCGCTTCTGCGCTGCGAAGCACCTCACCGTGCTCACGGAGATCACCACCGAGACGCTGAAGGAGTATGAGACCTGGCGGACGAACGTGCCCTACGTGATCGCGCACTTCGGTGGACCGAACGGCAAGCCGCGCACACTGCCACCGCCGAAACCCGTGACGATTAACCGCGAGACGGCCGTGCTCAAACAGATGCTCGTCGCAGCCGTGCCGACCTATCTCGAGAAGTCGCCACTCGAGGACGCGCCGTTTCTCGATTGTGTTGACGCGGTGCCCCGGCTGATGAGCGACGCGGAACGCGAGCGCCTGCTCGCCGCGCTCGACACGCCGTGGGATCGCGCCATCTTCCTGATTGGCTACGAAGGCCTCGTGCGCCTCACCAACATTCTCGACTTCAAGAAGACCGACCGGGAATACGGTGACGCCGGCCACCAATGGCTGTGCGTGCGGGAGCCCAAGAACAACAGGCCCTACAAAATCAAACTCTCGAAGGTCATCATCAAGGCGCTCGACGCGCTGCCGCCCAACGCCACCGAGTATCTATTTCCCCAGCGTCGCGGCGCCGAACTCGAGCGCAATCGCCGCGGCGCCTTCGCGACGATGCTGCGCCGCGCCGCCGCGCGGGTGCGCGTGCCGTGGGGCCGGAAGCACGGCGGGAACGTGTTCCATTGGGCCACCCGCACCACGGGTGCCACGCGCATGGTGGATCAGGGCGGTGAGGGCGTGTTGAAAGCGGTCGCGCAGATGGGCGGATGGAAGAACACGTTCATGCTGGAGAAGACGTATCACCTGGTGAAGGCCGCCGACCTCGACGCGATCGTCGATCGACTCAACACGGACAACGCGCAGAAAGCCAAACAGGCGCGCCATGACGCCGCCAGAGCGGCGAAGAGGGGGCAGGGCAGGGGCAAGGCCACCCGGCCGGCGGCGCGCGTCCTACGCGAAAAACGGCGATTCCATTCCCCCCCGGTTCCCCAGCGCACGCGAGTCGGCTGAAATCCTTGAGGAAATGGTATGCTTCAGCCGCCTTCGCAATGCGGAGGTCAGGAGTTCGATCCTCCTGCCGTCCACCAATTAAAAAGCCCCGTTTCCTCACGATTCCTCAACAATCCTGCGATTTCCATCCGATGAGCCGGACGCCCGGGCCGTCGGCCTAAACAACGAAAAACAATGAAAAACAACACTTCCATTCCCCCCGGGTTCCCCATACTCTGCTGGAGGAACAGCGGGGGAATGAGACGAACAACTCGAGGCGTGTACCGGGCGAGGTGGCGCGCGCAACGCGCCCATGAAAGGAGAGCATTACGTGGGCGTGTTTGCGAAAGACAATAGCAAGTTCTGGTGGATGTATCTCGAATTGACGAAGAAGAAAGAGCGGACCGACATCCTCGTCGGCATCACCACTGCTCAGCGCAAGAAGGAATCGAGGGCACTCGCCGAGGCGGTCTACGAGGCACGGATGCTCGAACTGGGCAGGCACCGGCACGGCCTGGACCAGAAGACGGATGCCACCACGAGTCCAGCATTCCTGTGGCAACGGATCGAAAAGGCATTGCGGGCGCACGGCCCGCTCGACCTCGCGGGGTTAAAGGCACACATCGCGCGGTTCGTGAAGCAGAAGACGCCGCGCCGGATTGATGCGGTGATCCTGACGGAGCTGCGGCGCCGCCCAGCGCTCTTCCGGTTGACGCCGAAGGGGTTTGTCGTGCGCGGCCCTGTGGCCTTGGTCCAGCAGGCCGCGACGTGCGCCCACTGCGGCGGGCCGATGCCGGCGCTGACGCCGCGCCGGCAGTCGGCACCCTGGCGGGCCACGCACTGTCGACGCTGGTGTGCACGAGCCGCCGCCATGGCGACTGCGAAGCCGGCGTAGGCCGAAATTGCACTTCCAAACTGCACGTTCTCGAGCGGGCATTTGCGCTCGCGCAACGACACCCTAACCGCTTAGGTTTAGATTGGGGTTCGTGAAGAAAAAGAACCCCGCTGCCGTTGCGCTCGGGCGCCTCGGCGGTCGTGCGAAGTCCAAGGCCAAGACCGCCGCCGTCAAGGTGAACGGCGCGAAGGGCGGCCGACCGGCGACGCGTAGCAAAGCAAAGATGGAAGGTTGGCGTCCGTGAGAGTGAGACAGTACGTAGTAGCCATCGGAGCGGTGGCGGTGATGGCGGTCGGCGCATCGGCCGAGGGGGATCTGAAGTTCGGGAGTTTCATGGTCAGGAAGAAGCTAGACGCGATGACTGATGCCGACCGCAGCACCGCGCTCACGCTCGGAGAAAGCAGGACATCATCTCTCGCCTGGATGTGCATGCCCGATGGGTTGAACGTCGGCTTGCTGTTCGGCCGGTACCTCAGCGGCGATAGAGCGAACACCATTCGTGTCGATCACCGCTGGCCTGACGAGCTGGCGACGATGGGGTGGTGGGACATCGCCGCGAATCACAAAGCCGCGTTCCTGCCGATACGCTCAGTGAGGGCCTTCACCGAGAAGGCCGTGACCGCGAAGACCATCACGTTCCGCGTGTCGGATGGTGATGGCGAAACCGTCACCGACACGTTCACGCTCACCCGCCTGGCGGACGCGTTGAAACAGCTCCCGTGCGCTGCCGCACTACAACCACCAACCAACCACCACAGGAGCAGACAGTGAAAGGTAAGACAGCGGGAATTGTGGCCGTGGCGCTGATGATCGGGATGGTGCCGCGCACGGCGGCAGCGGACGGGAAGCGGGTCGCCGGATGGCTGGCGATCGCCGGCGGGGCAGGCATGATGGCCGCGTCGTTCGACTATCACGACGCGCGATGCCGCGCGGGATATACCACGCACAGGTTCACCTACGACGATCCCACCGGCTACGGCAAGAAGACAGACACGATCTGCATGTCGACGAGCCGATTCGGGTCGGACACCTACGAAGCGGACGGCACCGTCAGTTTCGAGCGGCCCGGCCTGATGTGGGGTGGCGTGGGCGCGATGGTCGGCGGGGCCGTGTTGCTGGCCCTTCCGAAGCAGGTGTCGCGTGGCGTGCAGGTGTCCCCGATGCGGGGCGGCTGGTTCGCCAGCAAGACATTCCGCATCGGGAAGTAGTTCGATCGCCGCCCTAGCGGTTTCTCACCGGACACTCGAGACTAGCAGGGCGAGCATCCACAGAGCGAGTCCTGCGGCGACGAGGTTCACGCGGGCGGCCACGCCGAACGCGGCGGCGACGAAGCAGACGAACGCGAGCAGTTCGAACAGAGTCGTCAGCACCATGTCGTCCTCCTCCGAATAAGAATGGCATTGTTAGAGGGTGGTTATCCGCCAGGTCGCCACGTCCGCACCCCACCGGCCGGGGAGACACGAGTAGCCGCACACGCCGTCGGGTGGGCAGGCCGGGTCGATCAGGATCTCGACGGGGAGCCCATCGGCGCAGCGCGGGAACGTGCGGAGGTTCCACGGGCGCACGACGCAGCCGGTGAGGAGCGTGGCGGCGAGCACGAGCACCAATCTCACACGTAGCGTCCCCGAATCACGTACGCCGCCATCGTGTCGGCACGCCCGTTGAGGTACCACGTGGTCCCCGGTTCGAGCGTGAGGACTCGTCCCACCACCGATTGCAACGTGAGGGGATCGAACGCCTCCACCTCCATCTTCCGCCGCGCCGTCCCGATGGGCACCGGTCCCACCGCATCCACACTCTTCACCCCGGTCACGATCTCGACGAACGTGTTCTGCGTGGAGAGCGCCGCATAGTTCTTGTTCACCGCTGGCGCTCGGTCGTGTGCGCCGCTCTCCCAGAAGCCGGTCACGTCGTTGAGCGGCAGCGGGTGATCGCCGCGTCCGTTGTTGACGCAGCGCCAGTTCTCGACGCCCTCCGGCAGGAGGTCATCGCAGCGGCGCACGGCGGACATGATGGCGTCGATGTTGTCGACTTCCCACATGTTGTTCGGGCGGTTGTGGTTCGGATCGGCGAGGCCGGTCACGCCTTGTCCGACGTGCAGCACGTAGCCCGCGCCGCCGCAGATGATCCCGAGGAGTCGGCAGCACGCGAGTTGCAGCGGGTCGGTCATCGACTGGACACTGCTTTGTGGACCCTCCGGCTCGTTGTTCCACGTGGCACCGGGGAAGTCCTTGAAGTCGTAGCCCTGTCGGACGTGCGACCACCCGTGGTCGTGCGAGCTCCGGCGCGGGTGAATCGTGAACCCACTGCACCCGGCCCGCTTCGTCGCCGCCACCATGTCCTCGTAGCCGCTGTAGGGTTGCGGCTTGTCTTCGGCCTCGAGCTGTGCGAACTCGGGGTCGTCCTCTTGAATCGTCTCGCCGTGCAGGCGCAGCGCGTGTTCGCGCTCGCCCGAGGGACACGACAGCGACGCGAGATTCGGTGACGACATGGAGAGCACCGTGCCCATGCGCACGAGGTCGTCCATCGTGACCTTGTCGAGCCGGTTCCACTCGTTCGCGCACTCGTAGTGCATGACCTTGTGGGCTTGGTCGCGCAGCACATCCGACACGCGCTTCGCGAGTTGCGCGGGGAAGAACCGGCGCTGTCCGGTGTCGGCGTCGAATTGCCGGCCGCCGACGATCGTCACTTCGGTGCGCAGGCCGTGGTCGTAGGCGGCGGCGACGTACTCGTGCAGGATCTGGTCGTAGTCGGGAAATTCCGCGGGTCCCCATGAGCGGCCGCGCCAATCGCACTCGCCCAAAATGCGCAAGTAGTCGAAGCCCTTCGTGGCGATCCACTTGAGGTGCGCGAGCACGCGGGCGCGTTCGTGTTTCCAGCCGTAGAGCGCCCAGAAGAACGTCAGGCCGAGCGGGTGAAAGATGCCCGTGTCGTCGTAGACGACCTTGTAGTTGGCCCGCACGAGCCCTGTGCGGCGGGGGCCTGGTCCCGTGGTCGTTGCGCCGCGATGAAGCCAGTAGTTCGCGCTGGCGCTCACGACACGAGTTCCTTGAACGGCACGACATGGACGTAGTCGACGCCGTCGTGCGTGTACGCGCAGACGAGATCGCTGCCTTGTTGCCGGAACGATTCGTACACGCCGCCCACACCGGGTTTGCCTTCGTAGGCGCTGCCGGGTGGAATCGAGAGGTACGCCCCGCCTTCGAGCGGCTTCGTGAGTTTCACGCCCGTGCCGTCATAGTCGGCCGTGAGCCAGCCGGTGATCGGCAGGGGTCCGAACAGCGTCGCGTTGGTGATCGCAATTTTCATCATGTGCTCCTGAAGGTCTTCGCTACCGCCTCTTTCAGCGTGCCGTCGACGCGGAACAACCCGAAGTGATCGATGTTGCCGTCGCCCGGTCCGTCGTTGAGTTGGTACATGACGCAGAACAGCGCCATCATCCGTTCCCAGAATTTCCAGTCCCACGCCCAGTTGTGCGCCACCATCTCCTCGGTCAGCGAGCCGGTCGAGGCCCAGCCGGTTTCGGAGACGCCCCACGGCCGCTGCCAGTCCAGCGCGCCGTGCATCGCGAAGACTTCATGTTCGCGACTGACGAAGCCGCGATGCGGATTCGATACGCTGTCGTTGTCGCCGTAGCGGTGGACCGCGCCCTTCATGGTCACGGGGAACGGGGCACACGCCTCGATGTACTCGATGCCGCGTAGCTCTTCGCCAGTCGCCAGCACCTTCGTGCGAATCAAATTGCTCACAGTCGGGCCGTAGCTGTCGATGCGATACAGCTCGCACTCGAGCGCAACATCGCGCAAGCCGCCCATGTAGTCGTCGGGATGAATCTGGCCATCGGGTTCGTTGAGATATTCGAAGCCGTAAATGTGTTTCGGAAGTCCAGCGACCTGCGCCGCCGAATTGCCAGTGACGTAGGACTTGATGCCCGCGTCGGTGAGCTCGCCCACCTGGTCGCAAATCAGTTGCGCCGATTCGTCCTGCCCGTCGATGCGGCCCATCTGCACGCCGATCTCGGCAAGGCGTGCGCACTTCTCCTTGCCGAGGATCGTGTTCTGAAAATGGGTTTGCAGCCCTTTCAGCATCGGTTACTCAGTCCCGCGGCGAGGGGTGCCCCTCGGGATCGTCAGGCTCAACGATGGGGTGTGTCGGCTTTGGGGGTTCGCTTGGCCGGCCTGGGCGGTCGGGCTGCTCGGGGCGCTCGGGCCGTGCCGGCGTGTCGGGTTCGTTGATCGGGTGGTCGGGTTTCGGATCGTTGCGGCTCATGGATCGCTCCCTTCGGTTCTGTCGTTGTGGTGGACGAGTCTCGACGTCGACGTAAAGCCTCGTGGTTCTCGAGCACGGCCGTGAGATCGTAGAAGTCGAGCCGGATGAGGCCGGTCGTCGGCTCGACCTCATGCCGGATGATGCGGACTTCGCGACCAGTCCAGCCCTCGGCGCCGATGCCTTCCAGATGCGTGATCGCGACGACGCTGCCGGGCTCATAGTTGAGGCCCTCGAAGGGCATCTGCAGCGAGCCGATGCGCCGCGGGTCCTGAAAGCGCGCGAGCTTGCGCGCCATGACATCGGCGATCGTGGCTGAGCCCTGCGGCGTATTCGCACGGCAGGCATGGAGCTCCATCTTCGGGGCTTCGCGCTCCTGGTCGTAGTTGGTGATGGACTCATCCGAGCGGATCTCGGCGTTGCCTTTCCAGCCGCCCTTCTCGCGGCCGGTGTAGTCGCGACTGTGGACGTAGGGAATGATGTTGAAAAACGCCGACTGCACTTGATCGACGAGGTTGAAAGACCCTTGTCGAATGCTCAGGACATCGCCGATGACCGGCAGATCGAGCGCCGCCTCGATCGGCTCACAGGACACGGTGTCCTGGCCTTTGCGGTTGAACGTTTGGTCGAAGTCGCCGCTCTGCTGAAAGCGCGCGAGTGCATCAAGCGCACTGACGAACTCCCGCGCCGCGCCGATGATCGTCGCGCCCTCGTAGTCGGTGCCGCTAAGCCGTGTCGCGAGGGATGCCTTGACGGCAGTATGTGAGGCCTCATCGACGAGCGGAATGTCGGGCAGGTGCGGGAAGACCGTCGCCGCCGCGGTCAGGTACGGACCGGTCGCCCACGGCGTATCGGGCGCGATGAAGTTGACCATGAAGTGCAGCCGCTGATCGACGATCGATCGGATGAGCGTGCCGGTTCCATCGGCCGCGGTCTCGATGCCATCGACATCGACGAAGACGGTGTCCGGCAGCGGCTCGACGGTCGTGAAGATCAACGTAAAGCGCTGCCCGTTGATGTCTACGTACTTCGTCGGATAGATCCAGCCGGGATGGTCCGGGGCAAACCAAGTCACGCCGTACTGGTCATCCGCGACTGCGGCATAGGTCGTCGTCGTTTCGCCGTCGACGCCTTCCGTCGTATTGGGAATGTAGATGTTGCCGACGCGCGCGCAGGCATGGCGCGCGATGAGCAGGGCCGAAACCGTGATCGGCGTCGGGTCTCCGTAGGCGCCGATGCCGACGAAGATCGCTTCGGCCTGTCCCGCCGCTGAGGTCGCGATCAATTCGCCGGTCGGCATCGTCACAGCGGTGATGGTGACGTTGTCATCGGTGACGGTCAGCACGCCGGCTGCGACATCCCATTGCCGCGAGTACTCCGGGTCCCAGTCCGAATAGTACGAGCGCCGGCGGATGATGCGGTACCCATCGACGGCGCCGGGGTGCGCGGTCCAGGCGATGTCGATGTCCCGCTGGATGAGCGTCGAGGGCGTCTCGCGCCGATCCGGGATGGGCGTGATCACCGTGTACGCCGTACCCGGAATGCTGAAGAGGCCGCCGCCGACGTTCGCGTAGACGAGGTACTGGAAATTCTGCCGCAGCATCAGGCGCCAGGCCGTGCCGGTAATCCACTCTTTATTCTCATTCGGCAGGACGGTCGTGTCGTTGTACGCGAGCACGCCTGCGGCGACATCGAGCAGCGCGCCCTGCAAAAAGTCGGCGCGGTGCGACGAGTAGATCCGGTACGAGGTCGCACCTGGAACTGCATCCCATGTGAGGCGGATCGTTTTGTGCGTGTTAGTCGTGCGCTCGACGAGCGTCGGCGAATGGTCCGACTCCTGGCCGCCGACGAAGGCGGCGACCTGGTAGTAGCGCGTGACGCCGGCCGTCTTGCCGCCAGTGACCAGCGACAGGTCGAAGCTGCCCGGAGCCGCGACCGGCTGCGGGTTGACCGTGATCGTGACGCCGACGACGGCATCCGATCCGCCGAGCCCGAGCGAGCCATAGATGAGCGGCGCCGGACTGTTGAGCATCTCTTCGGGACAAGCCGGAAAGTCGGCCGCGGTGATCAACGGTTGCCAGCCCTGCTGTGCGCGGCGCTTCCGGGAGAATTTCTTTTTCAGCCAGTCCGCGCCCTTGAGTTCAAACTGCAGATCGGCGGTGGGTGCATAGTCGTTGACGAAGCCGACCGCGGCGAGCCGCGGCAGGCCGAGCCGTCGCCGCTCGACATCATCGACGAACCACACTTCGAGCGGCCGGTTGGTGAGGTACTGGTTGACGGCATCGGCGAGCGTCGAGCGGAACTCGCGATCGGTATCGAAGCGATCGGTCGCAATGTCCGAGAGCACCGCGCCGAAACTCATGTGCTCGATCTGTCCGTCGCGATCGGACAAGCCGCGCGCGATCGTCAAGAAGCGCTCGACGCGCGGCCGCTTGTACCCGTCGTAGTAGTCAGGTGGATCATTGAGATCGACCTCGGCATAGGGATGCTTCGAGCCGTCCTTCTTCGTTAAGGTGATCCACGTCAACGGATGCGATACCGCACCATCTTCGAATGTCTGTTCCGGCGGAGATACCCAAATCAACGCCTCGATCAGACTTTGTGTAATCCGCGTCACCGCCAACGGCAGATTCAACGCCTCGATCACAGACTGCGTGATCCGCGTTGTCACCGTGTCCGGATCCGTCAGCACTTCCGCCGCCGATTGCGTGATCCGCGTGTCCGTCAACGCCACCACGTCAGGCACTTTGAACGCGACGATCACCGCCGCCCACGCCCGCGCCGACGGCGCAACCGTCCAACCACAATTCGGCGTCGTGCCGGACGACGCCGACACGATCCGCGTATCAGCTTCCCCGGCGATTTGATTGTTTGGTAATTCCTCGAATTCTTGCGTCCACGCTGGCGTCACCGCGCCAACCGTGATCGAACTGTGGGACTCTAAAATGGCATGCGCCGCCGCCTGCAACGATTCCGCACCTGTGAGCGCCGCCGTCGATCCCGTATTCGGCGTTGTGGATGTTCCCGTGGCCCCTATCAATTGATCGACAAGTAACCCCGTACCGACGCCGCTGAATTCCACCGCCCGCGCCACCCAATAGACCGTGACCGACCCGGACCCGCTCTTATTCGCCGTGATCGTGAAAGGCGATCCCGTCGCCGCAATGATCGGACAATAAAAGATCCCGCAGACCGCCGAGCCGTTAACCCGATAGGTTGCGAGACTATAGGTATTCCCGTGGTTGTCCGTACACGTTGTGGGAATGATCGGACCACCATAAAAATTCGTAAAGACGATCAGCCCGTTGCCGACACTGGGCGGCGTCGGAAACGTAATCGTCACCGCCACCGCGAGAACGTTTGTTTTATTTGACGATTGGACCCGCGCCAGGGCCATTGTTAAGCCGTCCGCTTGTAGCCGAACTCCGACGCATTAAATTGCGCGAACGTCCAGGCCGCCGACGTGCCGGGATTGGTAGGATAAATTTGCCGCAAACACGCGTACGTCAGCCCTGGATTCAAATCCGATCCGACATAATCGACGCCGCTATACCGCACCAACGATGCCACGCTTGCCGCGCCCGCATCCCCTTTGCGGGCAACCAACACGGCTTGCACGCCGTACACCGTCCCCGAAACCGGCGCATCCTGCACCGCGAATGAATCGATCTGATTGATCGTCGCAGAGCTTGTATAGTCGGCATCGTCATTCGACGGCACCTCATCCACACACGCCCAATTCGCGCCCGTGGAAGGCGTCCAGGCCGCCGTCGCCCCCGTCCCCGTCGGCAGACAGGCATCCACGCGACAATCCCCCAAAAACGCATTCAACGGTCCTGCGCCGGAGCCATCCAAGACGTATAAATCGTCATACTCGCACGCCCGTTCCACGGCCACGACATTGCTTACCATCGCCTGAATTCCAATTGATACGGCCGTCCACTGTGTCACCGCCGTTGCCCGTGTACTGACTCCGGTTACGCTGCACACTTCCGAACCATTGACCCGCACCGCCACACTTCCCGTACTAGGATCAATCACACCTTGCATTTCCACGTACGCCCACACGTTCAGACTCACCGACGCCGTACTCGTCGCAATCGCCGTTCCTGCCTCCACGGACCCGCGCCGCACTTGCAGCCGCAAATCCGCCAAGAGCACCAACACGATTTGCTCCACGCCGGTATCCCATACCCCTAGAATGCCCGTCCCCTTCGTCACATTGGGCGCAACATCCGTGCGAAACGCACAGCCAACCACGAATCCCGCGCCGGACGGAGCCAGTGTTTTGCTAAGACTGGATGTACACCCGGACGCAACGGAGTACACCGCCCGAAACCCCGCCGCGCCCGTCCGAGCACTTCCGGCCGCAATCGTTTGTGTCGCACCGCCGCCGTTGCTATGCGTCGCCGTCCATTTTTCCGTGAGATCCGCCGTCGCATAGTGATCGAACGAATCCATGAATAGGAGCGACATCGTTTACACCCCCGGACGCAGACCGCGTCCGACCTCTTGAAATTGCAACCGCTGACTCGTGATCTCCCAGTTGTCCCATCGCACGCTTTCCTCGGTGAGGGCGTACCGCACGAGGTAGCAGCGGTCGCCGCGCACCGGGCCCGACGGCACGATCAGCCAGGGCCACGTGCGGCCCTCCACGTCGTACCAGTGATCTTCGAGTGCGGCGCGCATGTCATCCGTGAGGAGGATCTCGGCTTCCTGCTCCCAGATGGTCGTGCCGCGCGCGTACAGCGTCGACACGCCGAAGGCCGTGCGGTTTTCGATCTGCGGCTTCTCAGCGCTTGCGCGCAAGCCCCACCGCAAATCAGGATCGAACTCGTAATAGACCGGGTGGAAGCGCACCTCGCCGACTTGGATGTTCTCCGGCTGATTCGCGAAGACGAGGCGCCAGAAGAAAAAGCCCGCAGGATCGAAGCCGGGCTCGTCGTCCAGCCGGAGGTACGGGTTCTGCGGCCACCGGCCGCTACTCGTCCCGAGCCATGGCAGCAGATCGAAGTTCGCCGAGAAGGCCGGTGCCGAGAAGTCGGCCGTGTTGTTGCCCTGGAGGCGCACGCTCGCGCTCGGGTGGTAGATCGGATCCGCCGCCGTGGTATGAATCAGCGCGGCAAGCCGAATCGGCTGCTTCGCCGCGTACGCGAAGACCCAGGCGCCGGAGACGAGCCCGACGGCAGGCGCGCCGCTGGAGGTTTCGTTAATCTTCGCAACCTTCGCCGGGTTGTCATCGACGAGCGCGGCGGGCCCATAGGCGTCGCCGCCGGCGCGCGAGGGCGTGGTGTCGCTTTCGATCGTGATCGTCGCCAGGCGCGCGACCTCATCGGAGTAGTGCGTGTATATCGTGTTAAAGGCGGGCGTCGCCATCTAGGTAACTCCGAGTACGTCCTGGAAGCGCGTGCGGCTGCCGGCGACGTTGTCCTCGATCGTCTGCGCGAGAATCGGCGCGACGCGCCGCTGCACGGTCTGCACGAGATCGCCCTCGCTGAAGACGCCGTCGATCGCGATCGAGAGATTCACGACGACAGGCGCGCCGCCACCGAAGAGGGCGCGCTGCTGGTCTTTATTGAGCACGAGCTCGCCAGGCGTGAGCATCGCCGGCACAGTGTCGGTGCCGCGCGCGAGGCCACCCGACGCCAGGTGTTGTAATCCCCATGGCCGCACCCGCGCGCCACTGGCCGCCCCCGGGGATTCTGGCGGCGGGACAAAGCCTGGCGATCCCGGCCCCTCATCCCGATATTTCACCGTGACGACGGGATCTTCGATCTTGCCGAGCTCGTCGTTCGTCTTCTCGGCGCCTTCCTTTGCGGCGTTCGGCAGTTTCTCTTTCAGGAACTTGGCGAGGTCCTCGAGCACGAGCGTGAGGCGATCGGTGGCGAGCCCCACTTTCGCCATCGTCGTTTCCATCGTCGTGCCGAAGGTCAGCCCGAGATCCTTCATATCGGTGATCTTTTTACCGTCCTTGTCGAAGACTTCGCCCGCGTCGATCGCGTGCTGGATGATCGAGCGCATCGACTCCGGCACTTCGATCCCGGCGACCTGGGCGTCCTTGATGAAGTCGCGGATTTCCTTACCCATGCCGCGCATCTGCGTGTTGATCTCGACGCCGGCGCCCTTGAGCGTGAGGAAGTCCTTCGTGAGCGTTTGCGCCCGCTCGTTCAGCTTCGCTTGCTTGAATTCGTTGCCCGCCGACTGGAACGAAATCCCGTACTTCGACAGCGTGCCCTCGATCTCGTCGTATTTCTTTTTCTGCTTGTCGAGCTCTGTGTTGAGGTTCCGAATGGCGCCGAGGTAACCCTCGGTCGTGGTCTCGTCGAAGACCGCCTCGAGCGCCTTCTGGACATCGGGCGTGATGGTGGTGATCCCGGCGAGTTTTTCGGTGACGGTGCCGACATCGACCGAGAGGTCTTCGAAGAGCCGCTGTTGCTCGGCCCACTTCGCGTTGTAGGCATCGAGGACTCCGGTGAGGTTCGCGATCGCCGCCTCGTACTGCTCGGGATTCTTCGCGTCGAACACGGCTTGGACCGCATCGACGTTGCCGGTCATTTCCTGGACGCGCGGATTGATGGATTCGAGGCCGCCCTGGAGATTGAAGAAGGCCTCGCGCAGGCGGTTGACTTCCTTGTGCGCGGCTTGCGCCTTGAGCGCCTGCACCCCCTTGACGATCCCGTACACGCCAGCCGCCACGGCGCCCGCAATTGGAATCGCTTGTGCTGCCGTGATCCCGCCCAGGATCCCGCCGCCTGCCGCGGCACCGCCGGCCGCCGCTCCGCCCGCGCCAGCGGCCGCGGCACCTCCCGCCGCGGCGGCTGTGCCGGCGACGGCGGTCGCCGCGGTGCCGCCGATGCCGATCGCGCCGGAGATCGCGCCGCCGAATTTTGCAAGTGTTGCCGAGAGCCGCGCCATGAGCGGCGCCGTGAGCGCTTCCGCCAGCTGCACGCCGAAGGCCTTCGCCGCGCCGAGGAGCCCGCCGCCGCCCGTAAATGCCTGCTTGAGGAGATCGGGGAGGCTGCCGAAGGCTTTCTTCACCCCATCGCCGAGCTGCTGCGTGAGCGTGATCGTTTTGGCGATCGTGACGCCGAAGGTCCCCAGCGGTGGGATCACCTCGGTCTTGATCACGTTGCCGTACTTGTCGAGTTGGATCGTCCCGGCGGTGAGCTCATACGTGAGGTCGCGCGCGTAGACGGTGCCGTTCTGCAGCACCTCGCCGAGATTGACGAAGGTCTGCTGCATGCCGCGCAGTGACGGCCCGACGACGGCTTTGACCTCGAACGTGCGCAGCGGGAGCGTCTTGTTGTAGATCTCCTGCAGCGCCGCCGGCACCTCGCGGCCCATCACGCGGTAGACGTCGATGGCCTCGCCGAGTTTCGCGTGCAGCGTCGCGGTCGCCGTCGCGGTCAGCTTCGTGAGGTTCTCGACGCCGCCGAGCGCGGACATCAGCCCTTCAGCGTTCGCGATCGCATCCCGGTTGAAGAGTTGCTCGGTGAACGCCGCGGCCCGCGACTTCGCGAGCTCGTCGGCTTTCTTGATGAGCCCGCCGAGCTTCTCGTCGCTCTCGGCCAGGATGCGGTTGAGGTTCGCGCCCTGCGTCGCCTGCGCCGGATCGTATGGTTTGAAGGTGAAACCGGGGTCGCGGACCTTCGGCATGTTGCCTTCGAAGTTCCGCGCCTCCTTATCCATCTGCTGGAGCAGGCGCGACAACGACCCGACCGGATCGAGCAGCGATTTCCCGATCGTGAGCTCAGCCTTTTGCGCGCCGATGACGATGTTGCCCAGGAAGCGATCGAACGCGTTGCTCGCTTGCTTCTGCCACTTGTCCCAGGCGTCGCCTGCGGCGTCGAGCGCCTCGACCTGCTCTTTCGAGAGGCCATGCATCGACGAAATGATCGCGTCGATGTCGCCGGTAATCGCCGGCGCGATCGTTTCCCACTGCTTGCCGAAGAGCGCGGCGCCGGCGTTCGCGCGCTCGACCGGGTCTTTGATCGCCGCGACGGACTTCGCGATCTCTAAGAATTGATCTTCGGGTTCGAGGTTGCGGATCCGCTGGTAGTTGAGGCCCATCTCAGCCAGCGACTTCTGCGCCGCCGGATCGTCGAGGTGCTTCTGCAGTTGCCCGACGGCGCCGGCGAGCGTTTCCATCGACACGCCGGACGTCACGCCGAGCGCTTCGAGCCGCTGCAGGCCTTCGACGGAGACGCCGGTCTTCGCACTCATGTTCGAGAGTGCATCCGCGAAGTCGAGCGTCGCTTTCGCCGACGTGAGCAACTGACGACCGATCTGCTGCGCGGCGCCGGCGAGCGACGTACCGAGGGCCGTGCCGAGCGCGATCATCTTCGTGTTGAGCGTGCCCATCGGCGCGTCGAGCTTGCCCTTCACCGCGTCCGCGACCTTCTGGAGCTCGGCCGGCGCTTTCTTTCCCAGGGCCTCGTACGCGCTCACGCCTTCGTTCAGCGTGCGTTGGACTTGCTTGAGTTCTTTCTCGGTGAGGCGCGCGACGCCGCCCATCGCTTCGAGACCCGCGGCCGCCAGGCGCGCCTTCTCGGCGACGCGCTCCTGCGCCTTCGTGATCCCGTCCATCGTGGACTTGAGATCCTTGAGCGACGCTTCCGCCTTCGCGCCGAGCGCGGTGCCGCCCAGCTTTTTGAGGTCGGCGTCGACGCTCTTCGCCTTCTGGCCGACGCTCGCCAGCGCGCTCTGTATCTGCTGATCGTTCGCGCCAATCCGAACAATTAAGCTAGCGATTGTTGGCACGTCAGATCACCAGGCCGACGCCGTTCAGGCGGGATTGAAAGCGCATCAGATGCGAGTCGGCCGCGGGCCGCATGAAGGGCTCCGCCGGCTGCAGCCGTTTGCCATGCTCGAGGATGTGCCCGTAGATGAACGGCCGCTGATGGACGCGATCGCCGCCGCGGCCGGGGAACACCTGATCGCTCAGGCCTACGCGCCAGCTCGTGCCTTTGCCGATCACGATGATCGCGCGCGCGAGATCGCCGTCACCCTTCGTGCTCGCGATCACATTCGCGCGCGCATCGTCGCGCACGGCGTACGCGGTCTCTTCCATGAGCGCGGCGACCTGCGCGCGAATATCCGCCGCGGCACGATCCAGCGCGTCCTTGAAGCCGGGAAGGCCTTCGAAGCTGAACGTCGTGCCGTTAGCCACGGCGCACCCTTGGGGGCGTCGTCCGCGCCGCGTGATGTTTTTTGAAGAGGGCCATTTGTGCCGCCCGTTCTGCTTTGCGCGTTTCCCAGGACACCGGAGCGGCCGGGGCCGGGGCCGGTGCTGGCGCTGCCCCGGTGACCTTCTGCTGATACGTACTCCACGCCTCCAGCTTGCCGGCCATCGCCTGCGAGGCGAACGCCGCCGTATGCCATGCCGTATAGAGCGCGAGCTCATACCACCAGCGGCGCGCCTTGCCGGTGCCGGCGAAGATCGCGTCGAGCTCGGTCGTGCTGAGATCCCACACCTCCGCGGGCCCCAGCTGCAGGATCCCTAACTCGGCGCCGCGGTCGAGAGCCCGGCGCCAGTGGCGCGACGCGCGCGCTTTTTGTCCACTGGCGGCACGGGAGGGGACGCCGACGCGCCATTCGTGCCGGGTTCCTCTTCCAAATCCTGGAAGGCCAGCGAAATGCAGTCGCTGATGGCCCCGACGGCCGCCACGATGCCTACGGCATCGATCAGGGCGTTGGCCTCCGCATCGGAGGGCGCCGGCGGATCCACGGCGGCCACTTTGATAAAGTCGCGCAGCATCCTGGCGCGAAACCGCCCTTTCCACTTTTCGAGGATCTCATCCGCCTCGAGGTTGAGCGCGTCCTCGAGCTGACAGATCGCACCGAACCCGAGTCGCAACGTGTACACGGTCCCCGACGCGCTCGCCAGTTCGACTTCGCCGCGTGGTGTCTTCGCCATGCATCCTCCCTCGCCGCCCAGAGTCGGCAGCCGTCCGTCCCGCGTTTACGCCGGCGAGCCCGCGCCCGTGAAATCGATCGCCCCGGTGATCTGGAACGAGCAATTCAATTGCACCTTGCCGCCGACGTCCTGGCCGGTCTTCTCGACGCCCGCCACATAGCCGATGTAATCCCAGCCGGACCCATCGACGAACACTTCGCGCAGCGCCACTTCCTCGCCGGAATCGAGCAGCGCGAGCAGCCGAATATGCGAGGGATCGGCCGGAATGTACTGACACGTGAAGGTCAGCACGCCCGATTCGATGAACGACGGTTTGTATTCGCGGCGTCGCCCTGGACTTCGCAGGTGCGTGAAGTCGATCCGCTCGGTCGTCCCGCCGGCGCCCGAGATGTTCGTGACCTCGGCAATCTCGATGAAGGTCGGCGGACTGCCCGCGGCCGACTGCAACAGCAGGTAACTTCCTTGTGCGACTAAGCCATCAGCCATAATTCCGCCCTCCGTGTCTCGTGCTGTTTACGTGCCGTGCCCGGTTTGATGGTGGATAAAGTAATCCGCCCGATACCGGAAGAACCCACCCTCGACGTCCGTTTCATACGTTTCCTGATCGTTGTCGAATTCGAGTGCGACGATCAGCGCTTCAGCCGGCGAGACGTCCTCATCCTGCACCGTGAACACCGCGCCCTCGAGGCGATCCGAGAGCAACTGGCCGATCCGTTGCACCTCCGCGGACGCGTTGCCGTCGCCCTCGCGCGTCCACACGTCACATTGAAACCGCGGACGCGCCAGAGACGCCCGCCCTTTCAACGGCGCCAACGCGCTGCCGCTGATTTTCTGAATCGTCATCGCGGGATACGTCACGGTCTGCGGCAACTTGATCGGATACACCCGCGTGCCGAGCGCCGCCGCCAGCGCCGGATCCGCGAGGATAAACGTGCGCAGCACCTCTGATGGATTCACAGGGCCACTTCATCCGCCGCGAACGACAGCGTGCGAGGACTCCAGTCGGGTCCGCGCGCCGCAATCAGATGTTTCACCGCCGCGTCTTCCGGTTGTTTCCGTTGATAGCGGCGCGTGCTGGAATCGCCGTCGAACTCGTGCCGAACGAGGTCCTCGCGCAGAATTTCCATCCGCGCGACGCGCGCACAGCGCCGCCGCCAGTCGCCGTCCGTGCCGTAATAGCCCGACAGGGTTTCGTCGTAGCCGCCGACGGTCCAAAACCGCTTGCGCGTCAATAGCCAGGAATTCGGATGCGGCTGCAGCCGCGCGCCGGATGACTCCCGCCGACGAAACCCGTAGATCACCGCCGGGTCGTGCGCGCCCATCACGACCGCCGCCATGGTCGCTTCCGGGATGACGTGATCCATGTCGGTCATCAACAGCCAGCCGTCGGCGGCTTCGTGCGCGCCGCGATTGCGCGCGGCGAGCCAGTTCCAGCGCCGGTCTTCGCGGATCCGAAACAAGCGCCACGGAAACGGCGGCACGAGATGCCGCAGCACGTCTGCCGCGGGTTCCGGCGATCCGTCATCGACGATCACGGCCTCGACGTGCGCACGTAGATCCGCCGGCCACCGCTGCCAGCCGGCCACCTGGACGGCGAGAAACTGGCCGTTGCAGTAGTAGGGATAGATCAGCGTCACGCGCTTCGGCGCCGCGGCCGTCGCCATGTACACGACCGGGAGCGCGGCCGACCAGGGCGTGCCCATCACTGCCAGGCCTCCTGCACCCAGGGCCACTGCCGGGCGGCGATCACATTCTTCGGTTTCTTGCACAGAACCACCTTCGCGTCCGCGGGCACAGGGCCGTCTTCGATCTGCGAGACGCGCGGGAACCAGGTCATCGGCATCGCGGCGGCGTCCGGCAGCTGCTCGCCAATCCAGTCCTGATCGCCCCACAGCCGGGCGGCCACGCGGGGCGACCAGTCCATGCAGAGACGATCGAGGTGCCCATCGGCGTCCCACACCATCACGCTCGAGTTGAACCGCTTCACGACGGTCAGACCTTCGCGCCCCTCCGGAAACGTGCCGGCGGGCTTGCCGGTGTGGGGCACGAGTGCGAACGGCGCCGGATAGTCGACAATCGGATCGAGCTGATCGACGATCAGCGAATCCAAATCGAGAAAGAGCACGCGCCCCGTGAAGCGGCCCGGCTGGAAGAGTTCGATCTTCGACCACCAGCCCTTTAACGGCCGCGGCGACGGTACTGTGATCGCGGTGAGCCCGGCGGGCACGCGGCGCGGCTGATCGGTGAGGCACACGAAGGTGTATGGCCGCGTCAGTGCCCGCCGCACGCTCGAGGCCAACCGCGCGACATACTCCACGCCGTAGGGCACATGTCCCTGCACCCACACGCAGGCGATCGTGAGCCTCATCGCCGCCTCCCGACGGCGTATGCGCGCAACGGGCTCACGCTGATCCACTCGAGGTTGTACGCGCGCAGATCGGACACCGCCTGGCGCACGTCCTTCAGGTGCACGTCATCGAAGATCGCGAGGTCGCCGGGCTGCTGACGTTCGGCAAGGAGCAGACCTTCCTGCGCGACGACCGCGCCCGTATGCTTGCCATCGATGAAGGCACAGTCGATCCGTCCCTGATACCCCAGCAGGAAGTCGATCCCGGTCATGTGGCGGAACGTGATCGTCGCCGCCTCCGGCCAGGGGCGCAGCAGCTCGAAGAGCGTGAGCGGCGCACCGAGCTCGGCGACGGTATTGCGCGGCACGCGGCTGCACGGATCGATCACATCGACCGACACGACGTGGCCGGTGACGCCGACGTCGCGTAGCGCCCACTGCAGGCAGAGTGCCGAGAAGCCCTTGGCGGTCCCGATGTCGAGCACCAGCGCGTGCCCGCGATACGCCTCGAAGTGCTGCACCGCCGCCGCATAGAGCACGCGGCCGTGCTGCCAGTTCGGCGGATGCGCTTTCAGCGGACACGCGAGCAGATAGGCCGCCGCGCGCAGGCGACCCTCATCGATCGCGACGCCGGCGCGCGCTTCAAACGCGTCGATCATCGGATACGCCTGGCCGCATTCCGCATCGAAGGCGGCTTGATAGTCGGCGACGGTGTGAACGGCGCTCGTCACCTTCACGGCCATTCCTTCGGCACGAAGACTTCGTCGGCCCGTGTGGTGAACACCGGCCGATACTCGCGTGCGGTGATCCACTGGCGTACGTCGTCAGGCGTGTAGCCATAGAAGCCGATGCTCTTGTTGATCTCGACGGCGATCACGGGCCGACAGCGCAGCACGGTTTCCACGGCACCCCACAGCGCGAACAATTCATAGCCTTCCAGGTCGAGGTACAGCAGGTCGACGACCGGCAGGCACAGATCGTCGAGCTCGAGCATCGGCAGGACGCCGACACCCTTGATATGCGTGATGCCCTCGTGCGGATTTGGCTTGCCGTCTCGTCGATCGCGGGAGACGTTGACGAGCCGCGCGGTGTCACCGAGCGCCGCCTGCAGCTTGACGATGTTTTTTTCGGGCGCGTTCGCCATCAAGGCCGCGAAGCAATCGGGCGAGGGCTCGAACGTGTAGACCGTCTGGAACACGCGCGCGAGCGCCTTCGGAAACACGCCCAGGTTGCCGCCCGCCTGCACCGCCGCCGTGCGCCCCGGCACGATCGCGAGGACCAAGGCGAGCGAGTCGAGGTCGCGGCGGTTCCATTTCAGCGCCTCGGCGCTGCCCTGGAAGCGTGACCACTGCCAGCCGTGATCGAGCGGTGTCGTCATGGTGACTAGTTCCACTGCGCCCTCACCCAGTCCAGCCGTTGCGCCGCGGGCGACCAGGGATCCTCGTGGCCGTGAAACATGACCATGCGCGCATCGGCCGGCAGGCGGCCGCCGTGCGGCTTCAGGTGCACGCGATAGCTGTAGACACCGTCGCGTCGGTTCCACGTCGCTTCGCCGCGGCCGAGACAGAACGAGATCCAGCCTTGGTCGGAGCCAAACTTCCCGGCGGCTTTCGCGCGCTGCGGCGAGTACTGCGGATCAAACTCGTCCCACACGCGCGTCCGTGTACCCGCGCGCAGTAAAAACATCGAGCCGTTGTAGAAGCTGCGCGGATCCGTCTCGCCCCAGATCACAAAGTCTTCCGGGCGATCGAAGAGCGGCGCCAAATCACCGACGATGACCGTGTCGAGATCCACGCACACGAAGCGATCGCCGAGAATCGGCGCGATGTCTGGCGCGAAGACGCGCAGCCGGCGATAGCAGCTCGGGTTGTGCCCGCCGTGCGGACTCGGGATCGTCGCGAAGTCGGACCACAGCGGCACGACGTGCACCGCCGGATCGAGGCCGCGCGCATCGTCCGTGATGCACGTAAACCGGTGCGGCGCCGCGTAATGGCGCGCGACCATGTGCTGCAGCACGTTCACCGCCTCCGGCCCGAAGGTGGAGCGGTAGCCAGGGGGCGGCGTCCACTTGAAGCAGCAGACGTTCAGCACGCCGCCTCCACGCACGCACCCACCGACAGGCACTCCCGGAGCGCGCGCCGCGGAAACGTGCGGAGCGCGGTCGTTGGCGTGCAGTTGACGACCTCGACCCCGAGCGCGGCGAGCGGGGCGACCAACGTCGGGAAGGCCTGGAGCATCCGCGCAAACGGCGGTGGGGCGCCTTTGGGATGCTCGCCGAACCAATGCGTTTTGCCGCCCGCGCGCGCCATGTCATAGCCGAGGAGCAGAATCCGCGCGGCGCCGAAGTGGACGGCCAGGTTGATCGCCTGATAGCCGCCGTTCGAGCCCGTGCGCAGGCTGTCGCGCTTCGTGGCGAGACCGTGCGGGCCGTCGTTGCGGAGCATCTGCACGCCCCACGAGTTATTCGATGGCAGCGTCAGGCTGTATTTCAGGCCGGTGAAGCTTGGGACGCCAGCATGCCATTTCCACCACTGCTCGTCGCAGGCGTACAGGACATCCGCCCACGGCGCCAGGCGGTAGGCGTCATTGATCGCGATGACGTGCGCGTGGCCGCGGCAGGCGTCCACATCGGCCGCGGTGAGGCTCGGACCGCCACCGATACACACGATGGTGCTCTCGGGCCAGCGGCGCTCCACCGTGGCGTACACGCTCATGCTAGGCGCCCTCCGCGCGCGCCACGGCCGGAATGTCCCACCCTTCGCGCACGCCCAGCTCAATCGCCGGTTTGATGTCGTAGGTCCGGCCTTCGAACACGATCCGCTGCGTCTCCGGCTGGGGCCGCGCGCGGTAGCGAATCCGGAACACGCCATCGATGTAGGCCGCCAGTCGCTGCTGGGCTTGATACGCCTCGCGCGTGGACGCGGGGAGCCATTCCGCGGGCAACGACTCGGCGATCGCCGTCCAGTCGATGAGCACGGCCCCGTTGCTCGGGTCCTGCGTTTCGGTCGCCGTCTGCAGCGTAATCGTGCGGGTCAAACGCCCGGCTTGAATCAGGCCCGACATTACGCAGCCCCCGGCAGGATCCACGCCGCGATCAGCGCGTCGTAGCTCTGCGGCACCGCCGCGACCTGGCCGACGAGCGCCGATTCGCGGAAGCCGGCGAAATCGCCGATCAGCTTCTTCATCGCCATCAAAAGCTCGGCTGGAATGTCGCCCAGCTCGGTCCATCCCGCGGTGAGCTCGAGGGTCCCGGGTTGAAAGTGCCGGCCGTCTGTCGGCCACGATGCGGTGTCGACGAGCCCGAGCTGCGCCGGCCGCGACGTCGATCCGAGCAGAAAATTCGACGGGGAGACCAGCAGGTTTTGCTCCGTCCCGTCGCGATCGATGTAGATGAACCGATCGATCGACTGCACGGGCCACACTGGCAGATAGAGCGACTGGCGATACGACGGAAACTGATCGACGGCCACGCGCCAGCTCTGTGTCAGCAGCGCCAAGCCGGTGTCCTTTTCGAGCTTCTGCCGCGCGCCCTTGATCCAGTTCTGGATTTCGCCGTCCTGGTCGTGCTCGCTTTCGACGAACCGCAGATACGCTTTCACGTCCGTGATCTCGAGCGGTTCCTGCTGAGCGTCGGTGAGACGGGCCGCGGACGCGTAGCCGTGCGCCGTCGCGACCTGACTGTCCTTGCCGACCGTCAGGTTGCGCGTGAAGTAGTCAAGATGACTCTCCGTCGTGCGGGTGATGATGACGCCCATCGGTCAGTCTCGACTGGACCGAGGACGCCGACGCGATCACGTCGTATCGGCGTCCCCTCCCAGGTGCTTAGTCGAGCCCGGTCACGGTGCCGAAGGCACCCGGCCGGTAGACCGCGAGCGCGAGCCGCTCCTCGGCGCGAATCGCGACCAAGTTGCGGATGAAGTAGTCATCGTGACTGTTCGATGCCTCGACGCGGATCCCGCCCTTGCGGAAGATCTGCGCCGCCGATCGAAACGCGCCAACCAGCGCGGTCCCCGCCACGATCGCCGGCGTGGGCACCACGGGCTGGCCCCAGAGCCGCGGCACCGGCGGCGTATTGAACGGCCCGCCACCCATGTACGCGCCGCTGCTGTCCTTCATGAGCTGGATCGTCTGCCAGTTGAGCGGATTCATGACGATGCCATCGGGCATCACGAAGGCATCGTTGAAGATGCCCATCATCTGCTGGAAGATCGCATCGGCGTTCGCGGCCCCCCCCGAGCCACCAGAGACCGGAGGCCGAAGCCCGACGCGGTGCAGGATCCCCGTGAGCTCGGCCGGCGACGCGGCGCCGTTCAGCAGCTTGTCCTCTTCCGCGAGCTGCACGCCCAGGCGCAGCCGGGCGTCGATGTACGACCGCAGCGCCGGTACGTCCTCGAGCATCTCTTCGGTGACCGGGAGCCAGTGCGCGATCTTGTACACGCGATCGGTCTCCTGGTCGAAGCGCAACCCGGATTCCGGTTTCACCGCACCTTCGGCGACCGTATCGGCGTTGTTCGTAAACGCCGTTTCCCGCATGTAGATGATCGCGTTCGAGTCGGTCGTGCCGGGTGCGATCAAGTCCGCGACGGTGAGCCGGCGGAACAACAGCGGCAGAATGCCCGGGCGATAGTCCGGGACGATCAGATCACCACCGGACCCTGGTGAGCCGGTGTCGGAATCGAGGAGCTCGCTCTGCAGCTCGACCACACCGGTCGACCACCGCGAGCCGCGCACGGCTTTGGTTTGATTCCGGAATGCTTTGTAGACATCGGAGTCGACGAAGAGCTGCCCGAGCGAGACGCGGATGCCCGACCGGCGGCCGCGTGACGGATCGGATGCCGACGCACGCGACCGCTCGTCCCCGAGGAGTTGATCGATCTGATCGCGCATCGACGCGTCCGCCTTCAGCCGATCGAGCTTGGTTTTGATCGTCTTGGCCTCGGCCAAGAGTGTCTCGACGGCCGCGCGCTCTTCGGCGGTGAATTCCCGGTCTTCCGCGTCGGCTTGCTTGGCGGTTTTCTCAAATAGGGCCCGGGCCTCTGATTGCTTTTTCTCGAGGTCTCGCTCGAGTGCCGCGATATTCATAACAGTGTCCTCAGAAGGGAATGGCTGTTAGACCAGCGCGCGTTCTAACAGTTGCTGTGCAATGCGTGCCCGCCAGCGTGCCTCGGGTCGATCCTGGTCCGTGGCCCGCGGGGCGGGCTCCTGGGACGTGTCTTCCTCAAGTGCTGGAGGGTCCGTCGTCGCGCGCGCGCCACGCGACGGCGGTGACGCGGACGTCAGCCGCGCCAAGGTCTCTTCGAGCGTCGCCACGGTATCGATCAGGCCGGCGCTGAGCGCGTCCTCCGCGGTCAGCAGGCGCCCTTGCCCGAACTTGGTTTTCACATCGTCCTTCGACACGCCGCGGCCGCGGGAAATGTCCGCGATAAAGCGGTCATGCGTCGTGTCGACGAGGCTCTGCAGGTATTCCTGCGCACTCGCGCTCAGCGGTTCGGTCTCGTTGCCGTCCACCTTGAATTTCCCGGCCGCCACATAGGTCCGCTTGATGCCGAGCTCGGCGAGGGCCTTCGACAGGTCGTCGTGAATCGTATAGACGCCGATGCTGCCGACATGCGCGGAGGGGCTGGCGACAATTTCCGTCGCGGCGGCTGAGATCCAGTACGCGGCCGAGGCCATGGTGTACTGCGCGACCGCGACGACCGGCTTTTTCGTGCGCGCCTTCATCACGTCGCGCGCGAATTCCGTGGCGCCGGCGGCGCTGCCGCCAGGCGAGTCCACGTCGAGCAGAATCGTGTCGACCGCGTCCGCGTTGAGGGCGGCTTGGAGTTGTGACCGCAAGCGATCGAGCGACGTCGCGCCGCTCACGTCGGAGAACAGATTGCCGCGCGGCACGATCACGCCATGCACCGGGATCACCGCCACCGCGCCGGTGTCCGGCTGGGGAAGCCGTTCGCGTTTCGTGAGCGCCGCCTCGAGCTCGCTGGCGGTCAGCGTGTGCCCGGCGATGCGCCGCGCCAGCACGTCCGCGACCACGCCCAGCATCGGGGGCGTGAGGGCCCAGGGATGGTCGAGTGCGAAGCTGATGACGTGTCGATAGGGGTCCAGAATGGCGTCAATATCGCCCAGGTCGCGTCAGGGGCCTATTTTTCAGTTGGTTTATTCCCGACCGGGGGTTGTGGCGCTCGAGATCGCGCGCGATGGCGCGGCGGGCGATCTCGTTCACGCTGAGGCCTTCTTTCTTCGCGCACGCACACAACTGATCGTGCAGCGCCGATGACAACGGCAGCGTCAGCGATGACGTGTCGCCGTTGGGATCTAACGGCGGCCGTCCCCGGGCTCGGGGGACCCTGGGTGTCATGAAACGAGCGCCTCCGTCAGCGCGCGGAGCGTCTCCGCGTTGGCACGTTCGGCCGTCTCTCGCGCGCGCGGCTCTGGCATCTCGATCGCGACCAGATCCTCGGTGAGTTCCGCGTTGTAGCGTGTCAGATTGAACGCCGCGGGGCGGTCGCCGGGATAGACCTTGTCGAGGAATCGGCCCTGACGCGTGCGATGCTGCGCGATGACCGCCGCGACGGCCGCCTCGTCCGGTTCCGCGACCGGGTCCGTGGCGTCGGCGCCGGGCTCCGATGCGGACGCCGTCGAGGGCGTCGTGGTGTTGAGCGGTTGCGCGAGCTCGTCTGCCGTCGGATCGTCGATCGCCGAGAAATTCAGCCGCGCACGGCCCTCGTTCGCCGTCATGATCGGCCGACCGACCAGCTTCAGAATGCTGTCGGCTTGCTCTTCGAAACTGCCTTTGAGTTTTTCCGCGATGTTGAATTCAAAGTACACATCCTCGGGGTCGTCCACCTCCGGCAGCAGCTGCCGCTCGAGCTCCTCCTCGATGTTGACGAGCCATGGGCCGAGGGCATCTTGGTACAGGTTCTTGTGCTGCTCCTTGATGTTCGAAAACGTCGCGTGATCGAGGATGCCCACCATCGGCAAGGGCACGTGATACTCGCGCGTCACCTCTTCGCGGGTGAGCTTGCGCGCGTTGTTCAGCTCAGACTCCTTGGCGGAGAAGGACCGTTCAACCCACTTCATCCCGGGCCAGAGCACAGCCGTTTTACCGGTGTTCTCGCGGCCGGTGTGCGCGTCCCGAAATGACGCCTTCCAGTGTTTTTCCTGGTCCGGGGTCCAGGGCTTCATATCCTTGTCGCGCTCGATGATGCCGTCCATGCGCGCATGATTGCGCCAGTAGAACGCCCGATAGTCCTGCGCGGCGATCTCCTCGAGCAGAATCCGGCGCAGCGTTTCGAGCGGCGACAATCCGAGCAGCGGATTGCACGGGTCGTATCCGCCGAAATGCACGATTTCACTTGGATCGAATTCCCTGATGTCGCTGCCCGCGGGAATCCACCGGTAGAGCGACGGAAACGATCCGCCCTCGACCTCGACTTGCTCCGGCGGGAGTCGGACCAGACCGATCCGATCGTCGGTGCGGACCTTCAACCAGAACGCGTTTAAGTAAATCCCCATGTCCTGCATCAGCGCTTCGAAGAGGCGATAACGCGTCGTCCCCGGGTTCGGATGTGTGAGCCATTGGATCGCCGGGAAGTCGGCCAGGCGCTCGCGGTCAGTGTCCGAGTGCCGGCGAAACGCATGCAGCCCGAGTTGTGCGACGTTGCGCGCGAGGAAGTCGACCACCGTCCGCACATTGGGTTGCGTCCGGTACAGCGTCGCGTAGCTGTAGGCGTAGCCGGCCCAGCTGCCGGCCGCGTTGGAGGGTGTCGAGGTCACCGGCATCGCCGCCGCGACGCTTTGCACCGTGCCGAAACTGCGGATGATAGCCATCGGTCGGATCCTTTCTCCCTTAGCGCGGGAGCCGTTGAATGAACGCGACGTTCGTGCGGTGCAGAACGATCTCGCCGTCGATCGGTGTGGGGTCCTGGCCGGCCGTCAGGAGCTCGGCCTGCTTCACGACGAGCCAGGCGCCGCGGCTCTGCCAGAGCACGCCGCGGATCGCCGAACGCGGGTCATCGATCCGATTCACGATGACCGCCTCGTGCAGACACGGCGGTCGCCACCAGGCGAGCCAGCGCAGCAGGTCCTTCATACGAGTAACACCGCCGGATCGGCGTCGCCCCACTGGTGCACGGGTTGCGTCAGCCACACCATCATGGCGTTGCAGAGGGCCGAAAAGCCGTCGATCTTCTCCGGGGCTTTTTCCTTGTCGAGGCGCACGTCGCCTTTCAGGCCATGACGCAAGACCACATTCGCGGACATCCATTCGAGGATCACGTCGCCGCCGTGACACAGCTCACCCTCGGCGACGAGCTCGAGGAGCCGGCGGATCGCGAGATTGACCGCGAAGCCCTGCACGATGTTCGTGCAGTCGATGCCGTAGCCCTGCAGGTGCTGCGCGAGCTGCTCCGCGAACTTGTTGTCGTAGCCGAGCTCGCGCACACCCCATCGCGCACAATCGGCGCTGATCGCCGTTTCGACGGTGTCGTAATTCGTGGTGACGCCTTCGGTGACTTCAAGAATATTCGCGCGTTTCCACTGGTCATACGGCCGATGCGGGTACCGCTCGAGCGCCGATTCCGGAATCCAGTAGCGCATGCGGACGACGAGACGGCCATCCTCGAGCGGCCAGATTTTCGCGAACGCCGAGAGGTCGTCACTTTGCCCGAGGTCGAGGCCGGCGTAACACTCCACGCCGGCGAGCGCGTCATCCGAAACCACAACGGCGCCGCGTTTCCAGAGCACCGGATCGATCGCGCGCGTATGCGCGGCGGTCCACACGCAAAAATTCAGCCGAAGCACGATATTCAGCTCGGCCGGAATGTTCTTCGCGTTCTGCACCTGGCGCTTGAGGTACGTCTCGGTGATCGTCACACCGAGCAGCGGGTTCGCTTTGATCCAACACGAGGGATCGGTGAGCGGATCATCGTCGTCATCGAGCGCGCACACGTACGCGAAGAATTGCTCGTCCTCCGCAGTGCCGCGCAGGACATGCTCGGCGTGCGCGTGCAGCTGCCCGCAGATCGACGTCTTGTCGAAGCCGCTATTCGTGATGTAGCCGGCGAGCGGTTGCGTCCGAAACTTGAAGCCGGCTTTCAACTTGTTGATGACTTCCGGCGACGCATGTTCGTGCACTTCGTCGACCAGCGCCATGTGCGGGCGCGGTCCTGATTTCATGCCCTGGTCGCGGGAGAACGGTCGAAAGAACCCCATCTCGTACGCGAGATTGTTCACGGTCGGCAGGATCTCGCCCGTCAGATCCGGCGATACGGCGACCATACGGTCGGCGTCGCGGTGGAGGATCTTCGCCTGGTCGCGCGTGACGGCCGCCGCATAGATTTCCGGCGCGCGTTCGCCGTCCATCTGCAGCCCGTAGAGGCCGAGACCGGCAAACAGCGGCGTTTTGCCGTTGCCCTTGCCCATTTCGATATAGGCCTCACGGATGCGGCGGTAGCCGTCCGGCCCAAGCCAGCCCATGATCGATCCGACGATGAACACTTGCGCCGGCGCGAGCAGAAACGGCCGCGGGTGCCCCTGCGCATCCTGCGTATCCGGCAGGCGCAGGACGGTTTCGAAATAGTTGATGGCGAGGTCGGCGTGCGCGGCGCTCCACGTCCAGCGCGCCTCGAGGCGATCGCGGAGATGCCGCTCGCACGCCAGGCGCACCAGCGGACCAGCGACGATCTGCGTGCCCGCGCGTGTGTCGCCGAGCACACGACGCGCGTAGAGATCGACCCGATGGTCGAGCTTGGCCCAGCCGCGCTTAGACCGCGCGGAGGGATCGCTTCGCGGCTTGGAGCTTTTCGAGCGGCGTTTCGACATGTGTTTTTGCGAGGGCCCGTCGATGCATCGGCACCAGTTTCACGCGACTCCGCGCCGCCGGGGTGAGTCCAAATTCCACGAGATACGTCCGGAGCGCCAGGCGGTACTGGCGAATCTGCGTCGCGTCCTTCGCGTCGAGCTGCGCCATCTTCGTGATGTCACCGATCGCCTGGACGAGACTCTCGCCCGTGAGCTGCGGCAGTGTGGCCTCGAGTCGTTCGATCGTGCGTCGCCGTTCGATGCGCTGCGTCGCAATGTGCTCGGACTCTTCGAACAGCTGGCAATACTGATACAGGGCTGACGCGATTTCGCGCGACAGCGTGCGCGCCTCGTCGAGGAGGGCGATCGTGCGTTTCCATTCTTTCCGCGCGAGTGGGCCGAGCGGGCCTGGCGCTTTCGGCAGACCCGGCACGGGCAGCGGATTGTCGATCCCCGCGTGACGACTCGGATCGAACGTGCCCTCAATCTCGAGCTGCTCGATGCTTTTCGCGTTGTGCCCGCCTGATCGTTGGCCCTTCACGCCTGCCATACGTCCATCATCCCTCCTCGCGTTTCTCAGGCGTGTCGCCCTCGACCGCTGCGGCGGACTCGGCACGTTGAAGCTTCCGACGTATCGCCTCAATCGGTGACAGGCCTCGGATCGGCACGATCTCGGTCGGCGTGAGCGTCACGGGGCCCAGCTCAGGCCCTGGCACGTGCGCATCATCGCTGTCGTGTGGCATGGTCAGAACTCGATCAGAAAATGGCCTTATCCCGGAGTCATTTTGCTGCGATCGTGCGCAAACGAG